GCACTCACTTATGGCCTCACGATGGCAGCGCCAAGGACATTGGCAGCGGCCAACGGCGTTGTGATATGATGGGGGCATTGGGGTTCCCCGTTGTTGTCTTGCCTAGAGATAACGTGGGCGATGGCATCGAGGCAGTACGGCGCATCTTGCGTATGTCGTGGTGGGACCGGGCAAGGTGCGAGAAGGGTTTAACGCATTTGAAGGAATACCGGCGCAAGTACGATAAGTTGCGTAACGTATTTCTTGAGGAGCCCGATAAGAATGGACACGATCATGGTGCAGATTCAGTGAGAACGGCTGCGATGGGCATTGACCAGCTTGCGACAGCCACCACGTTTGTCATGCCGCCTCAACCAATGCAGTGGGTGGCCTAATGCGCCTATCAAAAGACCAGTTGCAAGCCTTCATCTCTCAGCAAATACGCGATGGGATTGGCTTTATCGACAGCGACATTGCGCTGCGGCGTGAGACAGCCATCAACTATATCAGCCTGTATATGCCTGACCTGCCGGTGCAGAACATTGGCCGTTCAAGGGTCATGGACAGCACGGTGTCGAGCAACATCGGCATGATGATGCCAAGCCTCATGCGTGTTATGACGGGTGGGCCGATCATTGGGGAATACGTTGCTCAATCGGGCAACGATGAGAAGGCGGCAAAGATTGCCACTGATTACGTCAACACGGTTGTTCTGAGGCAGGACAACGAGGGCGAGCGCGTGATCTACGAGTGGGGCTATGATGGTCTTACTCAGATTGTCGGCATGGTTAAGATTTACTGGGAAGAATGCTTCAACGAGACGAAAGAAGTATTTGAGGGGTTAAGTGATGACCAACTCGCGCAGTTGGTTCAGTCTCTTGAGGGGTCAAAGGAACACTCAATCGTAGCTTACGATGGTGTTGAGGTTGAGCAAGAGGTTATGGACCCAACCGGCCAGCCGGTTAAGGTTATGACCAAGACGCACAAGGTCGAGGTTAAACGGACTGTTAACGAGTCCAAGTGTCGCATTGTTGGTATTCCTCCAGATGAGTTTATCATCTCACGTTCAGCGCGGTCATTGGAGGACGCCATTCTCAAAACCCATCGAACATATCAGTTCGTTGGTGATTTGATTGAGGAAGGCTATGACCGCGACTTAGTTGAAAGCCTACCCACCGATACGAACGTTGGGAATGTCACTGGCACGCAGCGTTGGAATACGTGGGACAATTGGCAGGTTCCTAACTTTGAAAATGACCCGAACATGCGTCGGGTTGCCATCCATCAGGGCATTGTCAAATGCGACTACGATGGTAAGGGGATTAAAGACTGGTATTTTGTCGCGGGTGGTGATGCAAACCTCACGCAAATCCTTGAGATTGAAGAGTATGACTATCAGGTTGTGTTTGCGGACTTCTGCCCACAACCATTGCCACATACGTTCTTTGGTCGCTGCCCATCGGATGAGTTGGTTCCAATCCAACGTATTAAGACTGCCACGCTTCGGCAGATGCAGGACAACCTAAACCTAGCCAACACGCCCCAGCAGATTGTTGTGCCAACACTCTTGGCCGATCAGAACGCCATGAGTTCGCTGATTAACAAAGTGCCGGGCGGGTTAATCCAAGCCAAGTCATTGGATGCGGTGCGTGACATTGCAACGCCGTTCTTTGCACAGCACTCGCTGCCGATGTTAGCGTATTGGGATGGCGAGGCTGAGAACAGAACTGGCGTAAGCCGGTCATCGATGGGATTGAGTGCTGATGCGTTGTCGGGGCAATCGGCTACAGCTTCGCAGATTGCCTACAATGCAAGCCAAGGTAAGCTCGAGATGATTGCCCGAGTTTGGGCCAGCGGTGGTATGCGGAAGTTGTTCCGAGGGATACTCAACGTTCTTCGTAAGTATCAGGATTTTCCCCGTCAGGCGAAGTTAAACGGCGAACTGATCCCCGTGAATCCCTCGGAATGGCCGATGCTTGCCAATTGGGATGTGTCGATCAACACGGGATTAGGTACAGGATCGCGTGAGAAAGACATGGCAATGCTGCAAATGTTGGCGGCAAAGCAAGAGCAAATCCTGACGACAGGTGGACCAAATAACGGAGTTGTGACGGTGGGGCAGTATGCCAACACAATCCGTAAGCTGATCGAGGCGGCAGGGATTAAGAACACTGACCAATTTGTGCAGCCTGTCCCGCCTGACTTTATGGGGCCGGAACCTACGCCTCCACAACCCTCACCCGATGCGGTTGTGAACGCCAAAGCCCTGACAGATATGGAGCAGATCAAAGGTCAGGTTGCTATTCAGAAACAGCAGATGGAATTGGCTGCGAACGCTCAGAAAGCCGAGGCCGATATGGCGTCTCAAGAGCGCATTAAGTTGGCTGAGTTGCAGAGTAAGGAAACGATTGCACTTGCGGACATTGAAAGCAAAGAACGCATTGCGGCGGGTGATTTGCAGATCAAGACGACAGCCAATGAAATCCAGGCTGCTCGGACGGCATTGGAAGCGGATGCCAAACAGCAGGGCATCGATAGCGGACATATGGACCGTGAGGATACGAAATCAGCGCGTGAAGATGATAAAAACGGCGCATTGGCTGCATCACTGTCAGGGTTTACCGAAGTTCTTAAAAGCCTGAACAAGCCCAAGAAATTGGTGAAGGACGCCAAGGGCAAGACGATTGGCATTGAGATGGCTGACTGATGGCGCTGAACCTCACCGACTACGCGGCAAAGGTATCGGGTGCATCTACAACGACATTTACAATTAGAGACTTGGCAGACACCAAGGATCGCATTGTGGTTACGGTTGACGCGGACGGCAACAGAACGGCGGTGACGAGAGACCTAACCTAATGTGGGCGAACCGATATTGGGCGTCGAATTATTGGGGCGATAGGTATTGGGGGCCGACCGGCTCAACGCCAACGCCACCAACCCCACCTGTCATTGTCAAAAACGGTGGCGGATACGTTAAGCGCGGCAGGCTTGTCACTTACATTCGGCCTGCTGAGTTAAAGCCTGAGATTGCTCGCAACCGGGTTGTTAAGAAGGTTGCGAAACGTCTTAAAATTAAGAGGGTTAATGCTGCTGATTTAGTCCAATGGGCTGAGCAGGCCTTATCGTCGGGGCCAAAGTTTAGATGGCAGCAACAGCTTGCGAACTCATCTAAGAATGATGACTTGGAAAAGGCACAGATTGCACAAATCAGAGCGTATTGGGCAGCACTTGAGAAAGTAGCGTTGGAAATCGCGGAAGAAGATGAGGAGATATTATTATGGCTAGCCTAGATGACCCCATTTTGCGCGGCAATCGCGCTGCTGAGATTATCAACAACGAGTTGTGGGTTGAGGCGTTCGACGCGATCAAGCAAGCCTATTTGGTTGAAGCCCTAAAGGTGGGGCAGAAAGATGATTTGGGCCGGTTTCGGCTCATCGAGGCAATTCGCCAAGTGGACACCGTTCGGTCCCACTTTGAGGCAATATTGGCGAACGGCAAACTTGCTGCTCACCAAGCGGAAACGTTTAGAGAGCAAAAGCCTTTACTTAGGCGGCTATTCTAGCGTATAATTGGAGATACTAACTATGCCCGACAACATGACCGATGATGATTCATCGAATGCTCTGTCAGTCCACGAAGGCGTTTCGGCATTAGCTGATTTGGTTAAATCAGTTCAACCGAAAGCGGACACCCCCAAGCTACCACCTGACGGAAGTCAGGCTGCTGATGCCGAGGCAGACGAAACGGCTGTAGTCACTGACGAGGAATCTGACGCTCCGAGCGAATCCGAACCTGAAACGGAGGAAGTTGTCCAACTCACCCTCCCGAATGGCGAACGGATTAACGCAGAAGAGGCCGTTAAGGGATACCTGAGACAGAGCGATTACACGAAGAAAACGCAGCAACTCAGCCAATTTGAGAAGCAGCGTCAAGAGGAACACGCGCAGTACATCGAGCGATTGAAGTACCTAGCGGATTCGATCCCACAAGAGAAGGAGCCTGATTGGCTTAGTTTGCTCGACCAAATCGAGCCAAAAGAAGTCCAGAAGGCTCAGATCATGTGGAAACAGAGGGCAGAAACGAAAGCGGCTGCGAAGTCTGCAATCGAATATGCTGAACGGCAGCAGTTAGAACAGGCGTTCCAAAACACGATGGAAGTGATTGGAAGTGGCGAGTTTGAACCAAAGTGGCGTGACCCCAAAGCGAGAGATGCGGGGTTAAATCAAGTGGTTCAATACGGACAAGACCTGGGATTATCGCGGCAGGATTTGAATATTGCACTCACGACACCAGCGGCCATTATTGCATTAGAGAAGGCTCGTCGGTGGGATGAACTGCAAAAAGCCAAACCCAAGGCGATTAAGGAGACTGTTGAGAAGCCGAAGGTGTTTACACCAGGGGCAAAGCCGGGCGGCAAGAACTCTGTTGATCCTACTAGGACTGCGATTAATCGGTTACGGCAAACCAATTCAAACGAGGATGCAGTAGCAGCTTTGAAAAGTCTGCGCCGTCCCAACTAAGGATTTAAAAAAATGACGATTCAAACGAATGCCTTTAGTACCTACGAGCAAATTGGAATCAAGGAAAACGTATCGAATATCATCAACAACATTAGCCCGTCTGAGACTCCATTCTATTCGATGGTGAAGAAGTTCCCGGTCTCCAACCGTCTTTACCAATGGCAGACAGACGCTTTGGCGGTTCCGGCATCCAATGCGACACTTGAAGGCGATGCGCTTACCTCCACGGCGGCGGTCCCAACTGTTTTGCTGGACAACCGCACTCAGATTAGCACCAAAGTTTTGACCGTAACGGACACAGCGCAAGCTGTTGCCACGTATGGTCGTGGTGATGAGTACGAGTATCAGATCGTTAAGCGCGGCAAAGAACTCAAAACTGACATTGAATTTGCTTTGTTGAAAAACACGGTAAAGGATGCCGGTTCGACGGGTACGGCTCGCACATGCGGTGGCTTCTGCACGTACATCACGAACGTGGTTAACGGCACGGCCAACATCACTTACTCGGGTCGTGGCACGACGGCCTTAACACCGGCCACAGCAACAACTGCTTTGACTTATAACTTTGTTGCCACGGCAATGACCGCCGCTTACACGGCTGGCGGTGCGCCACAATACATGATGATGCCGCCTCTGTTGAAGCGTGCGTTCTCATCGTTGGCGTACTCTGCCACTCCGTCAACTGCTGACGTTCGCTATAACCTGAGCAGCGATAAGCCTGCTACTGCGGTTGGAACGGTGGACCGTTATCTTTCCGATTTCGGAAGTTTAGATGTGATGGTGAACCGTGTGCAAGCGCGTCAAACAACTGACACTACGGTGCTGAGTAAATCCATCTTCTTCATTGATCCTCGTTACGTTCGTTGCGGCATCTTGCAAGATTTCCAAGTTGTCCCGATGGCAAAGCGCGGGTTGGCAGATGAGGCGTTTATTCGACAAGAATACACGCTTGAAGTTGGTGCGCCTGATGCTCACGCGATTGCGATTGGCTTCAACCAATAGTTAGGGGCGGGGGAGGGTAACACCTCCCCCATCTTCTCATGCTGACTGAAGCACAAATACGCCAAGCCAAAACCTATGCGAGTGGCGAGTGGGCGTTATTGTCTTATGATGCCCTTACGGAAGTGTCTGTTTGGATACGTCGAGAAGGAACCAAGATTAGGTTCCGTGAAACGCAGCCTGTTGAGCCTATTATTGAATTTAATAAAGACAGGAAAAACGAGTGGACAGGATGGTCTCGGGATAAGTTGAAAACCGGGCACATCGTCGCGTCTATTCCGATCACTGTTTACAACGAAATGACGAAGAAATGCGGCATTGATGGTGGGCAGTACGATCAAGCCAAGTTTAACAAACTGCTGAATGACTCTGACTATTCGGCCTGGCGAACGGGTGGCGGAAAGCTAAAGACTGACAACAAAGTGGAAGTCTGATGGCAATAGATACCTACGCGAAACTGCAAAGTGCAATTTCGGATGAGTTAAACCGCAACGATTTATTGGCTGCGGTTACAACGTATTCATCGGGAACCATTGACGGTGCGGTGAAGCGTAGCATTGAAGCGTGTGAGTATCGTATCCAGCGAACCTTGCGGATTAGGCAGATGGAAACATCTACTTCAATCACAACGGTTGGCGGGACAAGTTCTTACACGCTGCCAAGCGATTTCTTGTCGGCTCGATTGGCTTATATCTCTGCTGATCCTGTGACGGTGTTGCAGCAGACAACGCTTGAAAACCTGTTTTCTCAGTATCCAAGCGCTGCGACTGCACAGCCTGCCATGATTGCGGTATCTGGTGCGAGTTTGCTCATGCGTCCTGTACCTGATGCTGCATACACAATTCCGTTTTACTATTACGCCAAGCCTGCTCCTTTGACAGATACAAACTCAACAAACACAATTCTTGCTGTTGCGCCTGATATTTATTTGTACGGCTCATGCCTAGAAATCACACGGTTTCTTGGTGAGGATCAGCGCATCCAAGTTTGGAAGGGCTTTTACGATGAGGCGGTGAGGCTTATCACCGAGGATTCAAACGCGGCCAAGTGGTCGGGTGTATTGGTTCAAGCGGCGTTGCCGGTGACGGTGGTCGTATGAACAAGTCAGGCGTTGGATTGGCGACAAATGACCCCACAGACATTCAAGACTATCTGGATGCTAAGTTATCTGCGCCACCACCTTTGCCAAAATATACTGTTGTCAATCTCTTATTGATCCCACCTAGCCGGTATCCATTTCGGTTGTTTGCGGTGACAGACGGGGCCGGGAATAGATGGGCTGCGATGAGTAACGGAACGACTTGGCGATACCTTGATGGGACAGCGGTATGAAGCCTGAAGCGTTTAGAGCGAACATGGCGGGATACTTGGACAGCGCGGCAACGCTTATCAATCAGGTGCAGGCCGCGATTGGTGAGGGTGCGGCAATTAAGACCAAGGCGGGGCCAAAGGTTAACTGCCCACCTGCCATGCTTGATCAGTTGAGAGAAGCCGTTGAACGCATTGACCGTTGCTCAGAGTGGTTAGTCTCAGAACACAACACAGGTTTTGAAAATGGTTGATACAGCCGAATCTAGGTTGCTGCTTCGCCTTCAATCGACGGGTAGCAATACCAATTTGTGGGGTGGGTATCTCGATACCAACCAACAGATGCTTGCTCGTGCGTCAAAGGGCTATCAAGCCATCGCCATGACGGGCGATCAGACTATTGCTTGGACGAACTACAGCCTAACCAACATTGGCGCGGTTAAGACTATTAAGCTGACAGGTTCGCTTTCATCGGCGGCCAACCTGATCGTGCCATCGCTTGAAATGGATTTCACCATTATCAACGCGACGGGCGCGACGGTCACGGTTAAAACCTCGGCAGGCACAGGTGTTGTGATTGCGACAGGCTATCAGGCTGCTTTGTACTGTGACGGGACAGACGTTAAAAACGCATCGCCCACAGTGTTGGGAGGTGCTGCATCTATCAGCGGTGCATTGAGCGTATCAGGCATTGTATCGGGCGTAGCAACCGGAGTTGCGGCTACTGACGCGGTTAATAAGACACAAATGGAAACCGCCATTGCAACCTTGTTATCAGGGACCGTTACGGGTTTGGCGCTTGTAAGCAGCACAGACACCACGGCTAATTATCTGAACAGCAAAATTACTGTGTCGGGCAGTTTGATTAAGTCCATCACAAGCCCGGCAGGAAATGAAGCATTGAATATCGCGTTTACTTTTGACGAGGGCAACGCTGTTCTATTGGCAGGAGCATTTAACTAATGGCAACGACAGTCACAAAAATTATTTTAAGTGGATCGACAAACGGCAAGCCTATTAAGGTGGTTGCAACGGCGACACCAGGGACCACAATTCACACGGGAACCAGTAACACGACTGCTGGAAACGGTGAGACTTGCATTGTGTCGGTTTACAACAGCGACACGGTTGATCGAGCAATCACATTTGAGTGCGGTGGCACAGCATCACCTGACAACCTTGTAAAGAGAACAATCCCCGCTGGGGAAACAATTGGTGTGCCTCTCCCTTTTCTCAACAGCACAGGCGTTGTTGGAGCCTTTGGTGCGGCGACTAACGTGCTTGTTGTTGGTGGATACGTTGAAAAGATTGTGGTGGCGTAAATGGCAAAAGTTGATGTTTATGGTGACACCCTCGCGGCACTAAGAACAGGCGTAGGGTTAATTCCTGTTCTTGCGTTTGAAAGTGCTGCGCCTGGAACTCACACTCTCACAATCCCGGCGAATTGCATTTACTGGGAAGCTGGAATAATGGGGTCAGGAGGAACTGGCGGGGCAAATTATAACGCTGCTGGTGGCAAGGCTACTGGCGGTACGGGCGCATCTTGGGCCAGGGCAATTCGGCGTCCAACTTCCGGCGCGACTACAATTACG